TAATCCTCCGCAACCTTGCACAGATACACTTCTCTCACTTTACCGGATAGCTTCAGTATGAGTTCTCTGTACGTTTCAAGGCTGTGCGCCCGTTTATAGTGATTGCAATGACGGCAGGAAGGGTTAAGATTGCAAGGTCTGTCCGCTGCTTTTGGGTCTGAATACCGCCGTTTTGGTATAATATGGTCAACTTGCATATCCTTGTACTCTATCGCTCTGCCGCAATAAGCACACCTGCCGCCGTATTTGTTATATAGTGCAATCCGCTCAGTTTTAGCCGTTCCAACCCTCTCCCTTCTCGCAAATGTCCTGTTATTGCACATTATTTTCATGTCCCTTACATCCCGTTTGATAATCAAAGTTATCACAATCGCCCATAGGTATAACTCTCCATCCCTTTGCAAGGCAATCATATAAATATTCCCTTGCTTCTTCGTGCGATAATTTCCTACCTGTTTCATCTGTAAAAACGCCTTTTAAAGAGTTTTTCCGAGTATAATTGTTTAACATTCCGCGTATATCGGCACACATATGTATTGTTTTCATAGGCTATCACGCTCCAATTCGATATTCTTTTTCCCGCATTGTGGACAGTAATTGTTTTTCAAATATAGCCCTTTATTATTTATAAGGGTTCCGCTGTCAGAAAAATTAGTCGTTATCCCAACGTGCGCCTCACTGTTTAATATGCTTTTCTTTCCGGGTATTGCTCCGCAGTTACATGCCTGAATTTTGTCCATTTAAACCTCACTTTCCATTTTTTTGAATATAATTGTTCAAAACTACCCCCTCACAAAAGAATCGGTGCCCGCCTACCTCAAGAATAAACCTCTGCCGCTCATGGAATGCGCTCTCCACCAGTGCAGGAGCATAAAAGTATATTACCTGTTCATCCGTCACTATTTCGCCCCTGTCGAACACCGCCGTAACCGCCTCTTTGACACTCTTTGACGGCTTCGGCCGGCGCTTTGCATATGCGTACTGCTTGACTATCTCGGCAGGACGCTTATTATTCATGCGGCAGGCGTTTAGTATACACTGACAGACTAACATTTTCCCGATGTACGGTTCATCTTCCGATTCAGCCATAACAACACGCTCAACGAGGTCACGTTCCTCCGCGGACAGTTCATAATGCGGACGTTCGTCGCCCCTGCTTTTCTTCTCTTCCGGCTTATCCTGCTCGATTTTAAGCTGCTCTTTCAATACGTGTATCAGGTCGATAAGGCCGTCGTATTCGGCTTTCAAGTTGTAATTCTCTCGCTCCAAACCTTTTATCTCACGTTTTAATTCTGAGTTTTCAGTGCTAATCATGTAATTTTGCAATGACAAGCCCTCTATTTGCCATTTTAAGGCGTCCGTTTCACTTAAACGTGTCTGTACCCGTTTACAGGCTAATCCGACGGCGTACCCCATAAAAACAAACACCAGATACAAAAATATAAGCAGTATGTATGTTCTAGGTTTCATAATGTCACCTTCTCAAAATGTACCGAATTGAAAACTTTACCCGGGAATTCTTCAAGGTGTACCTTTGTGTGCCAGTTATGTACTTCCCAAAATTTAACTGTATATATTTCTCCGACTATCAAATTACCATTTATTGGTGCACAGCTTCCCCAATTATTCTCGTAATCACTTATACACTTTACTTTGTCACCCGCCTCAACGTCAGTTCTTGTATTGCCTAATTCACAAATAACCTCTAAATTATCCCAATTAATCATTTGGTGACCTCCTGTAATTCTGGATTGGAATAAATATCGCCGATTACCTCAAAATCATCGTTCCAAAAAGACAAACTATCAAGCACCGCTTCTCCACCCTCATTTTCACATTTCGCAATCTTCCAATTGCCGCCTATTTCGTCATTGCCCATATAGGCAAGCCCTGTAAAAAAATTAGGCTCTTCTGGTTCGGCGTAGAATCTGCATATATCCCCCTCATACACGTCCTTGCCGGTGCGGTCGTGGTGGTCTGTGCATTGCATTAATATAAAATCGACCAGCGGTCCATCTATAAACCCAAAACTTCCGCTTTTGCCATCTGAATTTACCCACTTACCTCTACCTGCACAAGTTCTGTTTTTCCAATCAATCCTAAGTATTTCGCACATATTTTTATCTGTTGTATACCATGCTCTAAACTTTATCTCTCTCATTTCACACCCTCCTGTAGTTCTGGATTATCCGATATGTTGCCGATTACCTCAATATCACAAAGCTCTGACATTTCAGCAAAGCTAAACAAGTCACCCCCTGCATCCAACACAAATGCAGCCTTTTCTTCGCTGAACACAACCTCTGCGTTATATTCTTCGTCAGCATTGTTTCCGATGCCGTAGCAATGCACTATATCACCCTCGTACACTTCTTTTCCGTTGCGGTCGTGCTGTCCGGTGTATTGCCCAATAGTTCCCTTATCGCATTCGATTCTCAGAATACCTTTTGCAAAATCAAGGGTTAATATTTCATTGTCTATAGCTCCATATCCATATATCCAGGTGGATGTTCCAAGTACATTTTTTAGACCCCTGTAACATATCTCCCTCATAATTCCCCTTTCTGCGTTTCCGCTGACCTTACCGGCGTGAGGTCAAACTTATTCCGTTTTCAATGTCTGCTATTGCCTGGAATATTGGATAGGCTTGTTGTGGTACTACGGCGTTTCCGAGGCATTTAAGTCTGTCCATTTGATAGGGAACATCATAACTGCTTCCACATATTCCGGGTTCAACGGTCCACCCCACACGTTCCATGCTATGTCTGCCAGTTTCGCGTTTCCATCTATACCCTGGTTTGAAGTTATCCGGTAGGCATTTCCTCGCAGAATCATAGGTCTCTTTATTTTGTAAAACAATCCGTCCGATGCCTGCGGGGTAGGCAAGAATCCAGATTCGCTCTCTGATGTGCGGCGCACCAATGATTGCCGCTGGTATGAGATTCCATTCCGCATCATACCCGACCTCGGCCAAGTCTCCAAGTACTCTGCCAAACCAAGTTCCATGTTCTCCAACAAGAAGGTTTGCCACGTTTTCCATGAGTGCGTATTTGGGTCGTATTTCGCTAATAACACGGCACATTTCTCCCCATAACCCTGAACGTTCACCTTCGATTCCATCTTGCCTTCCTGCAACTGAAATGTCTTGGCAAGGGAATCCACCACTGATAATGTCAACTGTTGATAATCCGGTTTGCTCTGTGAAACTTTCCTTCGTGACACTTCGTATATCCCTCCATCTCGGCACATCAGGCCAGTGTTTCTCTAATACCTTTGTGGGATAATCAGCCCATTCACATTGCCCTACTGTTGTAAACCCTGCCCATTCGGCGGCTAAATCCAGACCACCTATACCGGTAAATAAACTGAAATGAGTTAGCATCAGTCAAATTCCTGCCCTTCCAACTCGCTCCTGATAAACTCGCTGCCCTTCCTGCACTTGCTGCAAGGTACATCTGCGCTGCTATAGGAAAAATAGCGGCAATGCTGGCAGGGTTCGCGTGGTTCCTCCGGCTCCGGCTCTGACTTGGTTAGTGAGCGAATACAGAGCAGGATGAATAGTATGGCTATGGCGGTGAATAAGATTATTTTTAAGATTAACACGGCGTATCCTGCTTTCCATGGAATTTTTTATGGCATTGGTCGCACAGAACAATTACGTCATTAAAAGTTTCGCAGCCTAAGTTTTTATAATCCCTGTGATGTACATCCAGTATCTTGTCTTTCTCATTACACAGTTGGCATTTGTACTGCGCCGCTTTTAATGCCTCTTGCCTAATATGCTGCCAATGTTCAGTCTGTAGATAGAGTTTGTATGGCAATGCCCGTAATTGCATTATCAGAGTGGCATAAACCCCATTTACAAATTCAAGTGTCGCTGTTGCCCTGTCAATAATCTCTAATTTCATAACTTACCTCGCAATGCTTTCAAGCTTGAAAGTTTTTCTGTAGTATCTCAGATAGATGTAGCCTGTCGGACCGTTCCTTTGCTTCGCGACAATCACCTTAATGTCAAATCTGTCCTGTGTTTCGTCCGTCTCTTTTGGTATGTGCAGGAAAATAACGTTATCTGCATCTTGTTCCAAGCTGCCGGATTCTCTCAGATGATTTAATTCAGGCTCTGTGCTCTTGACACTCTCACGGGAAAGCTGGCTTAATGCGATCACCGGCATTGCGAATTCAAGAGAGATCTCTTTGAGCTGCCTTGATATGTCCTCAATTTCCTGGCGCCGGCTCTCTGTCTTTTTCAGGCTCCGGCATAATTGGAGGTAATCAACGATGAGTAAATCAATACTGTCTTTGTTTTTCAGTTCCCTGCAATAAGCCCTGATTTCCTGAATTGTTGCAAGTTTGTCGTTTAGTTCAATTGGCAGTCTGTCAATTTCGGTAATTACTCCTGATAATTTAACCCAGTCTGCATCAGTCAGGCTTTTGCAGAATCTTAATTTTTGTCCGTCAACTAAAGCAAGGTTGGAAAGAATCCTCTTGCCAATCTGAATCTGTGACATTTCGCGGGATACAAACAGACACTTGCAATCCTTCTTCGCAACATTCAACATGAGTTGAATTGCATACGCCGTTTTGCCGACGCCTGGCCGTGCAGCGATAATTGTTAGTTCTTCAGAGTGCAGTCCGGCAGTTATTTTATCCAGGTCATAAAATCCGGTAAACAATCTATCTTCGCGCTTCTCGTTATATTTTTTTTGAATATCATCAAATACAGCAACTATCACGTTTCTCAAGCTATTATCAGCCTTGTTGTTTTCATAAACTGCAATGTCGAATATTTGTAAAACATCAGACTTTAATTCTATTGCCGATTTAAACCGCTCGCTTTCGGCTAGTTCTTTTACTTTTACAGATCCTTTGATTACTTCCCGGCGCATGGTATAAGTTTTCAAGATGCCTATGTAATGTTCCATGTTCTCAGGAGAAGAAACATAACTCGATAGTCCGACAATTATCTCAAGCGCATTATCAATTTTGAGTACATCCGATACTGTAAATTCATCAATAATTGATTTATGATCGTAGAGCTCGCGGATAGTTTTAAATATCATCCGGTTAAGCTCACTCATAAAATCCAGTTCTGAGAGTTTTATAACATAGTCCTGCTTGCCCATAAACAAGCAACCTAATACGCTTTTTTCAATATCTTGATTGTTTGGTAACATGTTATCACTCCCCCGGTTTATAGTTGGTTAGGTTGGGATATTTAGAAGGCGGTTGTTGCCCCTTTGCTTTGTCTTCCCACTTCCTTGCTTCCTGAAAATCCAGATAATACGCTTTCCTGCCATAAAAATTATTACTTGAATATGCAAATGGTCTGTCAGTTTCAGGAATGCTTTCAAAGTATGATTTATAATTTTCAGCAAATTGCAAAAGCTGTTCTTCTGTGTAGGTAGTTAAAAGTGAGTTCCAGTTTTTGAAAGTATCTGCTTTCGCCTGTGGCCTTGGATGATTTTTATAGGCGGTTTCAAAAATTTGCGTATATATATCTTCTTTCTTTACTTTCTTTACTTTCTTTATAGTGGTTAGTTGCTGGTTAGTTGCTGGTTGGTTGCTGGTTAGTTGCTGGTTATCCTGCTGGTTGCTATCATCCTGTATATCCTCATTTTCTATCGTTTCCTGCTGGTTGCCCTGCTGGTTATATTTTTGATAGTTTTTAATCAAATAGATTGTAAACTTAGAATAACTTTTTTGGTTGACAATCATTTGGTCATCCTC